GCTACTGAATCCTTCAAAAGAATCTTAGTATTCAACATAGGATCACGCATAGCCTCATATACTTTCTTAGCATTAGTTTGTATCAGCTCATTAAGTTTAGTTTGATAAACCTCAATATCTGTATTCTCACCATAAGCCTTAGCTGTAAGTGACTCAACCAAGAATTTGAGTACTTTCTTATTCTCTTCAATTTTACCAAACTCCTTGTAGCATTTCATAGTAAGTGACATACTATCCTTAGCTCTCTTAGTTTCTACACCTTCATGTATAATAACATACTCATAGCTTTGTTTAGGTCTGTTATCAAGATCTTCCATAGAAGGACATATAAAGTCTTTATTAGCCAATAAAACTTTGTACCTAATAAAATCATTAGGATTAGAGAGATCTAAGATTGTATCACGTTTTCCAAGTGTTACAGAGCCACAACCATTAGGATTAGTATCATCCCAGAAGTTATCATATTTCTTATATACACTTAGAGCATTGTGGTCAAGTCCCATAAAATCTTCAAGAAATGCTTTCTCATCATTCGTAAGTACATTTACATATGAACCTGATGAAAGCATAGGTACACAGAAAGTTTTCTTTGAGTTTTCAAGCATACCACCATACATGACATGTTTTTTGTCAGTAATACCATTTTTGGTTTTCATTATCTTACGTACTATTATCTTAGTATTTGAAAGACATGAAGGTACTGCTTCTCTATCTACATTTACTTTCTGTACTTTTGTTTTGTTTGATAGATCAATATCCTTAGATTTGATTTCAACAGGTATCATTTCATTTGATGCCGTCAAATCTATATCTTCAATATTAATCTCACTTCCATTGCTTTTTGTTCTTCCCATTTTTATTATAGTTTTTTAATTTCAATTTAGGTATTAAGTGTAATGGGGGAATGTCGCAGTGACTATCCCCCCTTTTTTATAACACTTAATTAATTTCATGATTAGCCTTGAAGTACCAATGGTATGAAGCTCATTGTTCTAGTAGGATCAAGAACAACAACAGCAAGAGTTGCATAGCGATGCAATACTGCCATATCTTGTTCAAATGACATGGTATTGATATTAGTTTCACCAGTAATAGGATTACGGAAACCACATTGCATACCACGATATTCAGGTTTACCTTTGATCTGAGCTTTGTAAATGTTTGGTTGATCCATTGAACCTATATCAAATATATCATAACGATAAGATGATGCAGGACCACCATTAGGATGCATTTCCTTATTGCGAATTGGATCATCATAGAAGCTATCAACTTCTATCTTAACACGTACACCATTAGGAGCTTTGAACTCTGTGAATTGGAAACCAGCAGTAAGAGCATTACTGTGGAGATTGCTTGAAGTACGCTCAACTATCTTCAATGCATCAGCATTAATAGTGAACTGAGTCCAACCACTTACATTATCAAGAATAGCTTTGTGCAATTGAATAGCACCACGTGAACCAGTCTTAATAACGAAGAAGCGATTGTTCATGTCAATCTTAGCATCACACAACTCACAAAGAGCATCCTCAATGAGTTTCAAAGAGAACTTGTTGTAGTAGAAAGTATTACCAGCTTCCATTTGCTCAAAGAGACCAGCACCAGCTTTGATTACCTCAGAAGTCTGATGGTCATAGTTGAGATAGTCACCATTCTCAGTTCTAGTAGATTTACCAAATGCAAGCAAGTTGTTCTTATATTTAGAGAACGTTTGCTCCATCTGCCATTCTACATTGTCAATCCAAGTAGTAACAACTTTACCTACTTTCTCACCTGATTCAGTTTCCTTCATTACAGGGAGACCAACAGCAAGTTTCTTACCAAACATATTACCAGGAACTTTTGTCTGCAAACGCACATGTGACCATTCATTTCTCATTGAGAAGTGAGTTGAATAGCGTACATCACCGACACTCTTAGAAAGAGCCTCAGTTGAAGGTGCATAAGCATAAGAGAAAAGCTCACCAGCCAAAAGACGCTCAGCAGGTACACCACCTGTGAATCCATATGCTTCTACCTTATAAACATAATTAGTACCTTGTACTGTTGGCTCTCCAAGCACACGCATTGGATATACCTCATTCAGATTACCAAAGAGAATTTCACCGTTGGCAAAATAATCCTCAGCAAATACCAAATAGAAAGGTTGCATGTTAGCACCAACGTTTACACCATCTTTCTTAACAAGAGTGTAAGAAGTGTCATATGCCTCTACAAGAGGAATATTACGCTCATTGGATGCTATGCAGTCCCACGTAAGTTCATCATCAGTGTCAAACTGTTTAACAGGAAATTGTGACAAGAATGAATCCAATGTGTTACCTTTATGCCATGCCAACAATTTAATCATTACTTCACTAGCCTTTTGAGGCTTCTGCTGGAAAATGGTACCCAAGTGATTTGTCTTAGTCAGACCTTTCCAAGAAGTAGCATTTACCATTTGAAAACGATTTAGCTTACCAGCCATAATTATATATATTTACAAGTTATTATTATCGCATATTCATATCTCTATCCCAGAGACCTTAGTTCCCCAAGGACCTTTGACAGTCCATGAGGATATATATTGCAAACACTGATTGCAATTAAATGTCGAGCTGCCAACCAGCTCCTATGAATGATTCATCGTCATTCTTATTTACGAAAGCAAGGTTACCATCAAAGGATGCCCCTGATTGATGTTTTAGCTTGCCCTCTAAGCTCCTAAGACCTTTCTTGACCTCTTTATTCACTTTTTGTTTATAAAGCCCTGAGAAGTCCTTAAAACCATTTGTAAGGGTATATGCAATACCTACGTTTTTAATAAAGTCTAATTTGTTCTTTCTTTCATATTCCTGTATAGGTGTAATATAGTTCCCACTATCATCCTTTACAGTCTGCTTAAAAATGTTATTATATACATTCTGTCTTACTTGTTTTGTCATTTCAACACCACCAAATAAGTCATTGTCCTCCATGATAGACTTTTGAATAGTCTCTAAATTCTTTTGATTCTCCGCTTGTTGTTTAGCAATCTCTTGCTTGTTAATATCTATCTTAGCCTGATATGCTTTATTATAATAATCAATGTTAGATTCTAATGCATCTTTCGCATCTTCAATATCAGTACCAGCATCAATAGATTTCTTTACTTCTTTTACCGCTCTTTCTTTTGAATAACCACGATTAATGTAATCTTGATAGATTAGTTGTTTTCGTAAGTTCTCACTTTGTTCAGATTCATCTTCCAAAGACTCTTCTGTCACATTAGATAGATAATTGATTGTGCTTTCAAATTGTTTAATAAGATCAGGTTGTACTCCATTGCTTAATGCTTCATCAATCCTTTTTTGTCTATCATTAAATCTGTTTGCAATCTCATTTTCTATTGCAGCTTTAAGATCGTCTGCACTCTTTATGTCAGAATCAAGAGATTGGAAAACACCTTCCTCAGCCAGAGCATTAGCAATGGAAGAATAAAAATAAGGATCACCCTGACCTTCATCAGTGTTTTCCTCATCTTGATTAATAACTTCTTCATTTTCTTCATTGCCTACTCCCTCCTGATCTTCATCCTGTGGAGCCTCAACAGCTTCATCTTGATTCTGATCATCAGCATTGTTATCATTTGCTTCTTCACTTGAACTATCATCTTCTTCATTGATGAGATGTTGTACATCATCAATGTCTACAATGTTGTCAAGATTGAAGCTATCTTCAAATACATTTTCCATTTTATCCTTACTTTAAATTTATATTCTCCGCTTTATGAGTGCAAAATTACAATAATTACAATGTCAATATCAATACAGTTAATAAAAAATTTATAGTTAGTAAAGAAACATAGAAAAATTAGGGTGAAAAATAAGGGGAATGACTCCACAAGTCAACCCCCTCATTTATTTTATTTATGCTTAAAGTAATTCAATACTTTGTCACCAGAATAGTCTTCATCCCCAAACCAGAATTCAAGGCATGAACATATAACTAAATCTTCAATGTTTTCACACTTCAAGTATTTACAGAATACATTATGGTAGTCATGATACTGTGCGTTTAAAGCAATATACAAATGGTTAAGACTTGGAATATGGTATTTACCACTATAATGCTCAAACAAATCCTCAGCATCTTTTCTAGTGAACTGTTCTCCTTTGTATAATCCATAATCATAAGTGTGTTTCATCGAAGCAACTATTTCATTAGCTTCAGCATCTGTGAAATCAGAATCAGAAAAACTAATGCGATTATTACTACGGTTATCATTACAATCGTCTTTAATATAATACCTAATAAACATAATTACTTATTTAAAGTGTTCTTTAATTCTGTAATATCATCTAAGTCTAATGTAACACTCTTCGTTGAAAGAGGTATAGGAATTACTACTTTACCTTCACCAATATTTATTTTGCCAAAAGGTGTATCAATATCAAACTTTGAATCTGAGATAACAGAATCTGTCATTTCATCAAGTATGCCAACTACATCAATGTTGCCATCTTTATCAGCTATCATGTTAGCATACTTCTTTATATCGTCAGTATATTTACTAACTCCCCTTTGAATCAATGGCTTTGTAAGACCTATCAAAGGATTATCTTTACTCAGTTTCTTTAATAGTACATCTACATATGTCTGTACATTATTTGTAAATCTATCTACTGTTACCATAATTATAGTGTCTTTAAAAATTCTTCATAAGTTGCTGATGGGTTCTTCTTGCTGTATTCTTTGAATTGCATGAATAGCTCCATCTCTTTTTTAGTATCTTTTTCTATGTCCTGCTTCAATTCCTTGGTTAAAGACAGATGATCACTCAATAGCTTTTTACCTTCCTCAGAGGCTTCTATTTTGCCTCTAACAAGGTTTAATAGCTCTACTTGTACTAACTCTTGAATCTTCGCATAAGACTGCACATATCTACTATCATTGGTTATACGAGATAAGGTTTCTTGATCCATGGATCTCAATTCCTCATCTAAGGTATTCCACAATGATACA